TTTGGGATACGTTGATGGTAAAATTACAGGTGCGGCAAGAAAAGAATTGTTAGCATCTTATGGCGTACCTGCAGATGAACTTGATGCTATTACATGGACAACAGCAGCAACAGATTATTATCAACTTACGCAGGCTGAAAGAGACTGTATTGTAAATAACCAATTCAGATTTATTTCATTAGTTCCAGGATATTGTTATTGCAGACCACTAACAGATACTGAACTTTGTGATTATTCTGAAGGTTATGCAACAAAGAATGAAGCTAAATTTGAATCATTCTATAATTCTGTAAAAGATAGTGTAGATATCAGCATTTATAGAGAGGTTCCGTTCCGTAGCTTTACTTGTGTGACAGATCCTACAGTATGGTATAAGGGTCCAGTTTTCCATAACAAATTACTTTCAAATGCTGGATCTTTACATCAGATTCACGTATATCCAACTCCGGAAAATCGTACAATAACAGATCATAGATTCGAAATAAACCCATCGAACCTTATTACTTACACTAATTCAAAAGGTGTAACTCTGAATAATGTTCCTAAAGTTTATATTGAAGCTTTGGCATTCTGGAGAAGATTTGAAAGTGCTGCTAAATAATATTAGTTCAATCTAAAAACAAACCTCCCATCTTTTTATTGGTGGGAGGTTCTTCTTTTTACAATACACTACAGTTACTGAATTTCATAAGAAATTGCATAATCTAATGGGTTCAATGTTTCTGTTTTGTTTGGGCCTGCAAAATTAAAGAAATAATAATAATCCACACCATATGTATTAGTTATAGATAATGTATTATTTCCTTCAGTATTCAACGGGAAGAAGTTAGCGGTTACAAAATTAGATGCTGTACCAACTGCTTTGTCCCAATTGGTTCCAGAACCAGAAACTAAAACTGGTTGTGGTCCGCTTTCTGTTGCATAAACATAATCAACTCTTAAAGCAGTCTTACCTGCTGGAGCTAATCCTGTCAATGTAATTGTTTCGCCATTTTTGATCAAAATACCTCTAGCAATATTTGAATCACCTGATGATAAACGGCCGGTACGATTGTTCTCTAATGTACCTAAATATGCTTGAGATATTGCTGACATCTTGTTTTGTAAATGTAAAATCTGTTTATAGTCTCTGTGTTTATTTGAATATATTTTTTGACCAATCACACGAGCAAAAGCTTGAGCCGAAGTATTACTTGAAGGAAGCATCAAAGCATAAAGCAAATCCATGTATGTAAATATTTCACCACCACTAAACACAGGGCCAGATCCAGGTGTTACATCTTCAGGTAACAATTTGAAAGTATCATGCAAATCTGTAACCCAATCAAGCACCAACAACATAGTCATCATTTTTGTGGTACTTGCAGCAGCAAATGTTGTATTACCATTATGAGAGTATAAGAATATATGACATGGGTTTGTTGAATCATATATATCCACACCATCATATGAACCTGGATGAGCAGGTGTCAATAATACTGTTGCACATTCACAATCACCTGAATCAAATAAAGATTGTTCAATTGCTTTTACTGCAGCTTTACATTCAGCATTTTGGATATTATCCGAATCAGTAATTGCATATTCACCAGCAGCTCTCAATAGTTTACCGATATCAGCGAGCTTTTTAGCATTGATATGGCGGTTTCTTGAAGATGTTTCTGTATATCCAGAAGCTGTACAACACACTGTGAATACATCATTTGTTGATTTTGCTTGCATGTTTATACAATAGTTACTTCTTTGATTATAAGAACCAGTTTTGCCGCCTAACAATACATAATCAACTTTCATAACATCAGCGAAGCCACCATGATCTACCACTGTTGATTGTAAATTTATGGTTCTTTCTACACCTGTTGATTTTATTGTTTTAGAAGGACAATTCCAAACAGTACAAGCTTCACGATAATCTAAACCTTTCATGCCAAGTCTGGCCATATCGTTTGTTGTAATGATATTTGTACCAAATTCACCACCAATATAACCAGCAGCTGAGTCAAAATGAGTATTTGTCATTCCTAATTGAAGAGCAAAATCATTCATTTCATCATAGAAAGATTGGCGAGCTTCATCATCTGTACATGCAATATAAGGTGTTGCTGAAAATGTCATTGGTTTTTCAGAAGTTTCGTTTATTAACACATGACAATTTTCGGAATCAATTGTTGTCATAGCGTCATGAACCAAAGTTGCATATGTTGTTACATCAATCGAGCCGTTGTTACGATAAATTTCCAAATAAACTTTATAAGCTTTTGACATTTCTCCGGCTGTAGGCGTATTTGTAAATATTGACATTGGTACGGCTACTGGCATATCAGTATAACCATCTAAATTAGCAGATGAATAAGAACCAACATATACTCTTGAGGTTGCACTCAATGTTTTTGTTACAATATTTGCTGCAACAACCCAATCATCGTCTGTTGATTCTGTAACATGTTGTACACCAGAAGAAGCTGAAGCATTATCAATCATTTGACCTAAACCACCAACAGTATAAGATGTGCACTTTACTCTTGATCCTAAAAACATTGGTACTTCTGTTGAACCCAAAGCTCTTGATTTTAACTGTTTAGATGGTGTTCCGGTGGATTCTAAAACATAATTACCAATTGCGCCAATTACGTTTGTTTTTGCAACCAACGTTGGGGTTGTTGATTCTGAATAAGGTTCTAATGTTCCCCATGTGCCATCTGCGAATCCTGGTTCAATGTCTAACACACTACCATTTTCAAAAATTTCACGATAAGTTTTACCATCCAACGCAATAGAATCAATTGTTATTGTTTCTTGAGAATCTTCAATTTTCAATGAAGTACCGTTATCATCTGATAAAAGTTTATTCGAGGATAAAAACTCGTGTTAGCGTTTTTTCTGCATTTCTCTATCATAACATTGACGGCATACAGATTTATAAATAACATGTCCATCATCTACGTCTACTGATTTACCATCCCTTATAACAAAACCTCTAGGATCATAACGTAGGTGGTGATTTGCTGAGTTCATACACCCTACCATTTGACAAGTAGTTTTTAGCTCATGTAATTTTGCTCCTACTTCAATTAGATGTTTAGAAGCGGGGAATAGTTTTTCATTTACATCAACCAATAATCCATAGCAGAAGATTAGTCTATTATATGTATCTGCGAGTTTTACCAAGTTATCAATGTCTTTAGGCTTGAAAAATTGTACCTCATCTATCAAAAACACCTTAGAATAAAACTCTCTCATTCTAATAATTTCTTCCCATCTTATTTCTTTCATAATGGTAGCAGGACATTCTAATCCAATTCTTGAGGTGATTTTTGGTTCTGCTGTCCTATCTATTGCTGGTTTTATTGCCCAAGCATCTGCGTTTTTTTGAGTAAATTCATAATGTTGCTGAATTAGTGCTGTTGATTTGCCTGCAGACATTGGGCCATAGAAAAAATGTAAAGTGTTTGGCATAATTACTCCTTATTGATCAAGAAAAGAATCTAGTTTGTTTATGTTTTGTTGTCTTTTTGTAAGCTTACCGTCTTCATATAATTTTTTATATAATTTATTTCTTCTTTTTCTAGCTTCTTTTGCCGTATCTGTTTTTATTATATTAAATGACCACCCTACTGTGTTTCTACCAATTTTAGATGTATTATGTTTATTATATGGACAAGGACCAGAATTTTTATATTTTCTCACCATCTCGTATGATAATTGATGCTCTTCGCAAAATTGTTTTATTTCACCAACAACAATAAAGATTTCACCAGTTGGAGATATGATATGATAAGTTAATGCTCTCGGATTATTTTCCCCTTTTAATATTCCTTGATTGATTATGGTTTGTTTTGCTCTTTCTGCATTGATTTGAACAGTTTTATCTTTTTTTGTTTTCCCTTTATTCCATGGTATATTTCCAATATTATTTATACCTTTATTTGCTTTACTGCAAGATCTTCTCCATTCAATTCCTAAATCCAATGTTCCTTTTACAAATCCAACTGGCGGTTGTTCTCCTTTTTTTACATATCTCAACTCTTTACCATTGTTATAAACCACAGTGTCTTGAGTTGTAGCAGCATTTTGCCCACCTTTTGTAATATTATAACCATTTGGGGTTATTGAATTATAAAAACGTATCCAATAAACCTCTCTATCGTTGACATTTTCTTCATTACAGTATTCTACAATTTCTTTTATAAAATTTTCTTTTCCATATTTATCTTGAGCTTTTTTAATCAAAATTCCAGACCCTAGATATCTATCAATTTTTTCTTTGGTTGTTGTTTGTTTATGCTGACCTATATATATTTTACCATTTATATTGTTTGTAATTTTATATATATAAAACTTCATTTTATTATACCTAAAAGGGACCGAGAAACATCCTAATGTGGTTAACAGATATTTCTCAGTCCCAAACTTTAATAATATACTTGATTATTGATAACCACTTCAATAACCATTATATATTATAGAACTATTTAATGCAAATAATTTAATCACCAAGTTGTTCTTTCAATTGTTCTGCTTTGATAAATTTTCTGTTTGGAAAATCTTCTTTTCTACGAGTTGGATTCCAATTTTCAACTAAACTAAAATAACCAATAACACGAGAAAAATGGTTTACTTTTTTACTGCCACAATGTGGACATGCTTCGAGATTACCTTTTTCTACCTTATGGCATTCACGACATTCACTGTAAACACAATTCAAAGCAAAATGTTCTGCATTATTACTAATAGCCTTCATGATCATATTTTTAGCTTGTTGTGATGTAAGTTTACTGTCAACATTGTAGTGAACAATACTTCCACCAGTCATAAGCGCATTGATCTCACCATCACGCTTCATTTTTTCAGCAATGGTATAATCTTCCCAAAGGGAACACCATTGATTCGCATAAATATTTGGCATTTCAAATTTTCTCATATTATTACCTCTTTATTCAAAAACATAATTTCCATCTTCATCTGCAAATAGTAATTTATCAACTTTAGCTAACTTTGGGCTCGAGCCTTCCGAAGGTATGGCTTCTATATTAAATACTATATTTTCTTTATCTGCAGATTTTCTACATTCATCATTGAAAAACACCAAGAAATCTTTCATATAGTCAAAATCTACATGATTGAATTTGAATTTTAGTATTTTATCCGCCTCAACATATCCAACACATCCATAGGTGCTGAAGAGGTGAGTTGTATCTATCCACCCATTTGAAATCCAAGGCTGTTTTCCTAATTCTTCCAACTTCAAGATCAAAACTTTATGTGCCTTTAAGATTTTACCCATTCTAGCAACACGTTCTGCAACAATTTTCTTGAAGTCATCATAAGATTCAGCTTCATAGGCACATCTTGCAAAATTGATAGTAACTACACGATGAGAACCTAAAGAAACTTGTGAACCACCGAATGAATTTACTCCACCTGCATATGCCAAGAAGTCAGAGTCAGACAATAAACGACAACAAGAAGCAACTTTAGACCCTTCAGAAGCATAAATATTGTAACGAGAAATATCTGCATGCTTTGTGATATAGTCTAATAGTTTATTATCTTCATATGTTAGTTTACTTTTACCGTTTTCGTCTTTAGTTGTTCCAAAATTGCAGGTTGTTACAGGGAATGGAAATTGTAAACCACCACGCAAAGGATCACCCTCATCAAATACGTCAATATAGATCTCTTGTAATTCTTCAATATAGTCTAATATGAAGTTTCTCCAAGCATCTTTATTATCTTCTATACCATTATCTTCGCATGCTGCAGCTTTTTTAGGAAAGTACCAGCCATAATTATCTTCAGCGATCAAACCTTCCAACTTATTACGATCAAACAGAGAAACATTGGTGAAAGGTGATTCTACTGCGTTTCTGGAATAGTGATTAACTGTATGAATGAATTGTTGAAAATGATTTGACATTGATTTTCTAGCTTTTTTATCATTTTTTAAGTCATCTAATGGAATTCTTTCACGATATATAGCCAAATGTGCAACATCCATAAAGAAAGTACCAATAGCCAACGCACCAGCAACATTGAATGACATTTCTCTAATAGTATCACCCAAGACAGAAATATAGGTAGAGATACGGTGAGCTGGAGAAGAATGAACCTGACCAAAATTTCTTCCTTCAGTTACAATTTTAGAAGCATCAATACAATAACAATAAGGAAGCAAAATTTTAGTAGAGTCATTCAGAAACAAAGAGAAGTCATACATATCAGCTGTGCACTTTTTAGCTTCTTCTTTACCATATAAGTCTTTGATTGTTTGATAAAGATAGTCGTAACCTGCTAATTTTTGATATGGAAGGAAAGATTCAACACAAACACCCGTCATATTGGTATCAGTTTTGTTTGCATTATCATCTATAGAAACATCATTGACAGACTGGAGATTACCGAAGACTTGTTTAGAGATAAAAGCTAATGGATCGAAGTTTTCTGGTGCTAGTCCGTGTGCTTTTAGGATTTCGTTCACCTTATACTTCAATTCTTCTTTGTCTGTAATCCCATATTTTGACTTTAGAGCCTTTGTCAGATTCTCGGTAATGTTTTTCATAGTCCGAGTTGTTGTTGCTTCGGAAAGGTTCATATCAATAATTTTTTCCATTTCTTCCTGATATTGATTTTCTACATTGTTATCAAACTCAGGAAACTTTATTTTTATGGCCTTTTTTTCTTCAGTCATGTTTTTTCTCCATTTTCTATTTTAGGTTACTGTTAAAAAAGAATCTACCATCTACTGACAATTGATTGAAGTTATTATCGTAGAGGTTTTGTGTTTTATTGACGAATTGGATATAATCATCTGTCTTTTCTGATTTTACCATGTTCTTACAATCAAACTTACCGCATTTTATATATTTGAAGCCCTCTATATGCATGTTTTTTACTTCAGAAGGTTCGTATCCAGTGTAAATGCAAATATCGTGTGTAGAGCCAAGTATAGAGCAAATAGAGGCAGTCAAATTACGGTTACACTCATGAAGACAATCCCCACCTGAAAGGACTATTTTATTCGTTTCATTCCTTTCACACCGTCTTTTGATTTCTTCCACTATCTCTTTTACCCGGCCTTCATCTAATTTCTCGTGTATCTTCTGTAATAATGGATTCTGACACCCTATACATCCATGAGAACACCCAGACATTATCACAACAACAGCAATATCATCTGGGCTTGGGTAATCTAAAAAAGTGGTATCAAAATTAATCACAGTTCTTAGCCAATGTTTCTTCTAATTCTTCTTGTTTTACTATTTCTACATTCTCACCATTCGTTACTATAAAAGTGGGAGCAGACCGAATTGAGTACTTTGTGGCTAATTCTTGTGCTTCGGGATCTTGACCAAAAACTAAAACTTTATATTCGTATTGTGGAAATTTGGCTTGTAATTCTTGATATGCAGGCTCGAACTGTTTACAACGTGGACAATTAGGTGTTTTTACTTCTATACAACTTTTTTGTGTAATATCGCCCATAGAACGTCTCCTTTTTATTTGTTCAAGCCAATTATATAATATTTAATATAGGAATCCAGTTTAATATTTGAGGATGTATAATAGAACAGGTATATTAATTTTTTCTTGCCAAGTTTAGATGATTGAATTGCTTTTTTATTTGGCTGTTTTTAGGCTTTTTATGATGTATATACAAATGTATTGACACGATTTTTATTATTTTTTGAATAGATTAGATATGCTCAACATTAAATACTTAGAGTTCTTGTCCTCTAACATAAAAAAACAACCCACTTGAACTATGAAAGAAGTGGGTTGAAGGCGCTAAAATGATTGAAAAAACAAGTACTGCATTATTACTCTCAGCAGCTTTTGAGTTTTTGTTCTCGGCAGTTATCCAGACTTTATGAGAAACAAAACTTGGCAAGGGTCTCAACGTTTAGGTTAGCTGGTTTTAACATTCCAAGCGACCCTTATTACAAAACATATTATACGAAATTTAATGTTCTATGCAAGTTTAATGTTCAATTTCTTTTTGTTGTTGGATAAGTTGTAGGAATAGGTGTTTTGTTAGTTTTTCATACTCTAATTTTGTTGCA